AGGGGGAGGAGGGGGAGGAGGAGGAGGAGGAGGAGGAGGAGGAGGAGCAGGAGGATCAGGAGGAGCAAGAGGTTCAGGTGGAGAGCAGTCTTTATTTTTTTTCCAACTAGTAATACCATTCCAATTTTCACTATCCTGCACTGCGCGAAGATTATAACCGTAACCATCTCTAGTAATTGCTCCGCAATTATCCATAAGATTACATTGTTGCTTAGCCGGTTCAAGATCATTATAATTGTAACGATTATCCGGACCACCACCTCCTGAAAGTGGTATAGCAAAGTTTTTATTTGGTTTTTCTTCATAAGTAATTACACAACCATTATTATCAAAACCTTCAATTAATGACTGATTTGCATTCATACTAAAATTAGAAGTTTTTTGTAGACAAGATTGTGTATTGAATGTATTAATTCTATCATATCCATTTGGATTAGACAACATATCTGCTCTAGCACCAAGTTTTTTTATCTTGTTATTTTGTAATGATAGAAATTGTGCTCCCTGTGGAAATGGAGTAACAAAGTTCATATTTACATTTTTATTAAAATTTTCTCCTAAAACCATTTTATCTAATATAAAGTGATAAAAAAGTTAAAAATAAAAAATTAAATTTATATTACACTATTAAATTTATATTACACTATTAAATAAATTACGTATTCTACTATTATATAAATTACCTCTAGACCATTTAAACCATAAGTAATAAACTAATAATACTATAACCACTAACAATATTAAATTTTCTATATTACTAACATTATTTGTAGAATAAGCTTTAATAATTAAATAAATAAAACAAATAGATAAACCCATAAATACAAGATATTGCATATAGTAAGATTTTTGTTTTAAAATTAAAATTTCATTTTCACCATCATAAGTATTTAATTCATTTATTAACTTTGTCATTTTTACACTTTCAGCATTAAGTTGTGTTGATAATTCAACTAATTGTTCTTTATCTATCATTTCTACTAAACTATCATTTTGCATTCCTTTAGGATAAACTTGTGCCATCATATCTTTTAATTCATTTAATTTTCCAACTAATTCACTATTTTTATTTTGTAAATTTATCATTAATCCTCTATATGATTTGGCAATGTTGTCACCTTCAAGACATTGACCACATGTTTTAGGACAATCTTGACTATAAATTTTAGCCTGTGCTTCATCCCACCAGACATATTTACCAACTAAAGAACTAAATATAGGTACATCTACTTCTATTTTTTGACAATGTTGAGTACTATCACAATTAGCATTAGGATCATTATCACATTCACCAGTGCGATATCGATTATAAATAGAATCATGATCAGCTTTATACTGATTTAGTAATAGAAGTATTTCATTTTCTTTTGCTTTAAGTTCAACAATACTAGGATAATTGTTTGGTTGTTGTTGAATATAAGACATTATATAATATATATATAACAAATATTATCCTATAATTTTATTATATAACCAACTACTAAAATAATATAATATTAATAAACAAAAAACTAAAGCAATTAAAATTGTAAAATTATTTTCAATATTATCATTTTTAAATGCATGTAATATAATTCCTACTATAGTTATTGTTACAATAATCCATACTAAATATTGGAGTCGCCTTGATTGTAAATTTAAATATGTACTTTCTTGTTTACCATCTAATGTATCACTATTATTTGTTTTTAAAACAATTTGCTTTTCTCGTAAACTTTGTGTATAATTATTTAATCGATCAACTTCACGCTCCATTTCATATTTTAATCTATTATCTTTTATTTCTAAATTATGAATTTCTTGTCCCAACGCTTCTGCTAAAACTAATAGTTTAGTATTTAATTCATTTAATTTTTTCCATAGATTTGGGTCTACATTTAATCTATCACATATATCTGTTTTTTTCATACTACTTCCCGATGGAATACCATTATAAATTTCTTCAGAAACAATTTTAACAGGTAAATCACATGTAGTATTTTTACTATTCCATAAATTATCTGAATATACATGTTTAATACCTTTAATATCAACCCATGCAATCTCATGTGTTTTTATATTTTTAATATTTTTACCAGCAAAACCACATGGTTGTCCAGACAACATATCATCGCCGTTTAAAGTAAATTTATTTAATTCTTCTGTTGTTATATTTACAGCTGTATCAGGACAAGTCGAATTTTTATTATTCCAGGTATTTTCAGAATATCTATGAGTAACACCAAAATCATTTACATAAATATAATTATTATCACTAGTAGTAATAACTTTACCAAAATATTGTTTAATATCATTATTTTTATTTTGTTTATTCAAAATATCTTCTGAAAATAATTTATAAGTATCACTATATATTTTTAATGTTTTATTAAATTCGTTTTCAATTGCTGACATATCAACTAAAATAGCTTCATTATTATTATTATTAATATAATTACTATTTTCCATAGCTTCTCTTAATGAAGAAATTCCAGGCATAGAAGTTATTTGTAAAGATTTTAAATGAGGTTCTAAAATAGATAAATATAATCTATTATATTCTTTAAACTCTTGCCCCTGTAATAAATTAGGATCATTTTCTAAACCAGTACCTTTGTTTGGAATTATACCTAAATCATGTAAAAAACTTACTACCATTATTATACAATAATGATAGAAAATTGTATTTAAGATTGTATATTTAGTTTAGTATAGTAAAAAAAAGACAATCCAGTAATTCCTATTCCTACAAATAAATTACTTAATAATTTTTGATTATAAATTAGTTGTTTATCTTGTAATGAACCCTCTGCTGCTTCTGTCATATTTTGAAGTCCAATTTTTTTCTTTGACAAATTATTATTATTTTTAACTATATCTTTTACATAAATATCACCTTTTTCTATTTCGGATGATAATTTAAAAATATTATCTTGAAGATTATCTAATAAATTTTTAAAATTACTTTGTACTTGAGTTAATTTTTTTAAATCATCTTCATATAAAACTTTATATCCATTATTAGATTTATTACTAAAATATATTGGTTGTGAATTAGATAATTGATAAATTACTTGATTATATTGTTGATCTAATTCATTAATTTTTTTTTTATAATAATCTGGTTTTTGAATCTCCATAATATTATATATTAAGAACATATTCTATAAAATTTGCTAGTAATTGATGTTTTACTAGGTCTAATTATTTCACATAAATCTCCTGGACGTAAACCAATAGCCTGTGCAACTGGACTAAAACGAGAAATATCAGGAATTTGACTATCATCAGTAATATTATATTTTTTTTTTATATCATTAGCTTCTTCTAATAATAACTTTCTATGAGGGGGTACCAAAGTATGTTCTAATATATTAAATTGTAATCTTGTAATATTAAAAACTGTAATAAATATTCCTTCTTGTTCCCATATATTTGATAATATTTTTAGTAATGGTTCATTAGGTTCATCTTTAATTACAATAATTAAATCATCTTGTTTTGTTAAAATTTGTTCTAAATTATATAAATCTTCAATATAATCATAAATATTAGTATGTCTTAAATTTTTATTTAAATGATATTTAATATAAGCTTTTTTATTATTTTCCTCATTAGTAACTAACATATCCATTTGTTTTGTTTGGTACATGGAATGAACTTCATTAATACTACTACCTTGATAATTACTAACATTATATCCTTGTTTTTCCAATAAAGATAAAATATTATTTCTTGATTTAAATACTTCAACAATATGAGTACTTTGTGCCATACTTTATTTATAATATCCAAGTATTTTTAATTACATTCAATTTTATATTATAAAATCTAAAATTGAATAAAACTTTAATTTCTAAATATTAGTTACAGTTATTTTTTTTTTTTCCTTTTTCTCTCCTGTTTCTCCTTCTTCATCTTCTTTATCAGAATCTTCTACATCTGTTAATAGTTTAATTTTATTATCGTCTTCCTTAGCAGATTTTTCTATTTGTTGTGTTATATCTTGAATATTGGTATCTTTAACACTTTCTGTAGTTATTGCTGGAATATTAACAGGATTTAATGTTGTCTGATATGCTGGATTTATTTGCTGATATGTTGGATTTATTTGCTGATATGTTGGATTTATTGATAGATATTGAGGATTATCTATAGGATTTATTGGTTGATATACTTGACTTGTTTGCTGATATGCTGGACTTGTTTGCTGATATGTTGGATTTATTGGTTGATATTGAGGATTATCTATAGGATTTGTTGGTTTATATTGAAGATTATCTATAGGACTTGTTGGTTGATATTGAGAATTATCTATAGGATTTGTTGGTTTATATTGAAGATTATCTATAGGACTTGTTGGTTGATATTGAGAATTATCTATAGGATTTATGATTGGTTGCATTGCAGGTTGTTGAGAGATATTTTCAATTAATGGAATATAATCATCACCATCCTTTTCTTTACGTAACATATTTATTACTTTTATCCAATTACCTGGTTCTCGATATTGCTTAAGTTTTTCAACTATTAAATAATCAGGAATAGTTGTACCATCTTTATAAACTGCATCAGCTACAATCCATTCTGCTGGATACGTATTTGGTATTTGGTAATCATGATCTTTTATAAACCAAACAGAACTTTCAGTACCTCTATTATTTAATATAATAGATCCCCAAATATCACCATAATCGGGTGAATTTTCTCTAAAATACCATCCCAAAGAATTTGGATCTACAGTTTCATCTATAGTTTCATCTATTTTAGTTATATCTTGATGAGGTTCTTCATTGACTTGCTTTATTGGTTCTATATTTGTTGTTCTAGACATATTTTGAACAATCATTTTAGGATTAGCATCTTTACCTAATAATTTTACTATATTATCAGAAAATGACATACTTGATAATTGATCTATATTTTTTTCTGTAATAATTCTCATTTGAACATTCATACATTGAAGTTCTTGTATTAATAATTTAAAAGCATAAGGCACTCTAATAACACTAAATGATCTACCAAATTTACTAATATTTTCAATATTAAGATTAGAATCTAGTGTTCCTGAAAATTTAATAGGACCATCAACCATTGGACTTAAAAATAAGTTATAACTATCATTATAAATTGCTATCATACCAGTTTGATTACATACAGCCATAAAATATTCATCTCCTCTTATTAACATAGATTCTTGTAAAAATTTTGCTGCACCATGTGCAATAATCCCATCACGTTCCATTTCACCAATACGTAATCCACCATCATTTGCTCTTCCACCAACAGTTTGACGAGTTAAAACAGTTCTAGGACCTCTAGCACGATAATTAATTTTATCTTTTACCATATGTTTAAGTCTCATGTAATAAGTTGGACCAATAAAAATTTGAGCATCCATTTGCTCACCACTTTGTCCATTGTACAATAATTGATTACCACTAGAATGAAATCCTACTTCACGAAGAAGATTACCAAAATATTTATTTTTTGATCCTTTATTCATAAAAGCAGTACAATCTCCAAAACCACCATATAAACAACATGCTTTACCCATTAATGTTTCTACCAACTGTCCAATAGTCATACGAGATGGTAATGCATGAGGATTAATAATAATATCAGGTTTTAAACCATCATCTGTAAATGGCATATCTTCTTCAGGTATTATTAAACCAATAGTACCTTTTTGTCCACATCTTGAACAAAATTTATCGCCAATTGCAGGAACTCGTTCATTACGAACTCTAACTTTAGCTAATCTAAATCCAGTATCTCCTTCAGTTATGAAAGATTTATCTACAAATCCTAGTTGTCCTTTTTTTGGAAAAATAGAACTATCTGAAGAAACATTAGGATTTAATAGATTAGTTGTTATTTTACCAATTAGAACCTTTTTATCATCTACTGGAGTATTTTCCTTAATTAAACCATATTCATCTAAATCACCATAATCATATCCAGGCTTTAAACCTATTACATTTTCATTTTCAATATTTGCAAAATGTGTATCTACTTGTGCATTTCCTATTTTAGAACTTTCTTCATAAGCTTCATAGGAACTAAAATAAGTTGTTCTAAAAAGTCCTCTTTTTATAGAACCTTCATTGAATAAAATTGAATCTTCAACATTATATCCACCATAACACATAATCGCACATATAACATTTTCACCATATGGATGTTGTTCTCGATTTATTTTATTTAAATATCTACTTTTAACTAATGGTATTTGTCCATTATTTAATACAACACCCATTTTATCTATTCGTGTTTGATAATTAGAATGATACAATGATACAGCTTGTCTCATTTGACCACATGCAAATAAATCTCTTGGTAATTGATTATTTTCTGGAAAAACTACTTGATTACCCATTACACCTAAAATTAACGATGGATGAATTTCAATATGAGTATATGGTTTACTTGATAATTCTTCACTATTCATTGCTATCAAAGCATTTTCTTCTTCAGACGTATCAATGTATTCTATTACAGCTTTCGTTTCATTTAATTTATCAAGACTATTAATAGAATATAAATCAGATATTTTATAAACACTACAATTATTTAAAGAATAATTTTCTATATTTTTTTTAGCAAATCCAGAAACTAATTCATTCCAAGAGAAATCATTTACATTTATTTTTTCTAAAATAGCTTTTCTCTCATAACTAGGTTTATCTTGATCAATATAAAATACTGGACGACATAATCTACCACTATCAGTAAATATTTCAATAATATTTTCGGCTATATTCCAACTTATACTTGTATATATAGGAATAAGTCCATTTCTTCTATTATCTTTTAAAAATTTGGATACAATGTTTGGCTTATCAACAATTCCAACCCAATTCCCATTTATAAAAATTTTACAGCTATTTGAAATATATATTGGAGAACTTTCAGATAGTAATCTCATATTTACATTTATTCTTAACCAATCTATTAATGTAAATGCTGAACAACCACTTGTAATATGTGCTCCTAGAGCCATATGTTTATGTAATCCAACATTACCACCATCTGGTGTATCTACTGGATCAATTATTCCCCATTGGGATGAATGTAATAATCTAGGACCAACAACTTTTGCACTTGCATCTAAAGGTAAATTAATTTTACGAAGATGGGAAATAGCAGAATTATAGCTTAAACGATTAAGATCTTGGACTACTCCATCACGTTTCGTATGACTTTCTGCACCCCAATTACCTTTAAAAGCTTTTTTAAATCCAGTTTCTACAATTCTTTCAGAAAAGAATTCTGTATAATTACTTTCTACTAATGCAATAAAATTTTTTTGATAAATACCTTGTTTATAATAATATTCTTTATCAAATTTTTGAAATATATTTCTTTGTTGTAAAGTATAATATTCTTTGAATAAATCATAAACTAAAGTTCCTGGTAATTCAACTCTTTTATATTTAAAACTATCTCTATCTGTTGATTTAATTTCTTTTGTAGATACTCTTAATAATTGTTTTACCATATAACCTAAATAAAATGCTTTATCATCAAAATTCATTTCTCCAATGTGTGGTAAAAAATAGTTTGTTAAAATTTCTAAAGCATGAGGTATTGTTTTTCCCTTTGTTAAAGTTGCTATATATTTTATCGCTACCTCTTGATTAAAAAATCTATTTGCATCATGAATTGAAGGAATAAATAAATCTATATAACTACTATATTTTTCTAAATTTAATAAACAATATTCTATTATTTTTTTATCTGATTCTACTCCTAGTGCTCTCATTAAAATAAATAATGGTACTGGTTTTCTCACATTTGGAACATTTACTACAATTTGACCATTCTTTAATGTTGTTGTTGGTGCAACCATTCTTACTCCTACTGTTCTAACTGGTTTTGAAGCATCTTCTGAAACCGATCTTACATCAGCACCACAATTATATAAATCATTTACTTTATCTCTTATATAAATCATATTATCTGCAAATTTTTCTTGGGATACAATACATTTTTCTTTACCATCAATTATAAAATATCCACCATAATCATTTTTGCATTCTCCCATCTCAAATCTTACTGATGGATCTAATCCACGTAATATACATTGATCTGATAATAACATAATTGGAAAACGACCTAAGTATATTTTTTCCAATGTCATTTCGTGTGTTGGTTCTTCTAATTCATAATCTTCTTCATCTTCAACTATAAAAAATTCTACATCTACATCATAATGTATTGTTATTCCATATGTCATATTACGTAATCTTGCTTCATTTGGATACATAAAATGCTCTCTATTTTCATCATATATCATTGGCTTTCCATAATATAATTTATTTCCATCTTTTCCACCAAGATAAAGATTACATCTTAATTTAAATTTATTAGTTTTTGTATCTTGCATTTTCATTATTCTAATTGGATTTTTCTCTTTTAAAATTCTATTAATACCATTATTAAAAAAATCATTATATGAATTTATATGATGTTCTACTAAAACTTGTGGATTATCTTCAAAAAATTTTTCTATTATCTGTTGCTGTAATTCTTCAACCATATTATATTATATCTTAAGTATATTTTTTTAGACCCTATTTATTACTTATCTCAAATATATTTTTATAATAATTATAAAAAAATATTTATTTTCTTACTTTTATACCATAATGTAACATTAAAACACCAATTAAAACAAAAATGAAAATAATAGGTAAAAATAAAAGAAACCAAGCAAAATTTTTATAACCTGCATTACATAAATAATTTAATATTAATGTCCATACAGCTATGTATAATCCTTTAGCAATAAAAATAGCTGCTGTGTTAGGAACTTCACATTCATAGTCTCCTACACAATATGTTTTATTATTACCAGCAGCATTTTGTAGAATTAATATAACCATTGAAAGTGCTGATATGACTAAATACACGTAGGCTGGGGTGCACAATTTATTAATATCAAACATTATAAAATATATAAAGAAAAAATTATAATGCAGCTACTGTAGAAGTTGCAGTATCATAATTTGCACTAATATTAGGATATTGTCTATTTAAAATTTTAATATCTTGTTTATATAACTGTTTTTGTGTTGGATAAGGATTTACACTGATATCTTGTGGTCTACCCTGCCATGTATTTATAGCATCTACACCCATACCAATTGTTCCCCTATAAGCATTTACTAAATCTTGAGGCACCCAGGGTTCCGCCGGACCACGACCACCTTTCATCATACGTGACATAGTTAGTTTAGAATTATGTGCAGATGGAGATAAGCCTTGTAGATGATTACTTTTTGCTAAATAAGGGGGATATCTAGCATGATGACCACGATCATGCACAGGTACTTTTGCACCTCCCTTTTTATTACTACGACGTTTATTAACTTTTCTTTTAGATTTATTATTTTTTCTTTTATAAGAGCTAGTATTACGACGTTTATTATTTCTTTTCTTTGTTTTACGACGGCGACCTCCCCAAAATTTCCACCAGGGTTTTTCTTCTTCCTCTTCTTGATTATATAATGGAATATTAGGATTAGGATTGGAATTCATCATTACTCCACCTGTTGTATCAGGAATAAAAGTTTTCTTTAATCGATTTCCCACTTCACCCACAGTATTAGTAACTGTGTTAATACCACTATCAACTGTAGCATTAAACATATTAGCACCTTCGTTTATTTTTGAACCTACACCTGTTGCAACTCCTGACGCAGTGTTTCCAAGCCACTTTCCAGTATCCTGAAACGTACCAACAATTGTACCCGCTGCACTATCAGCTGTAGATGTTACAGTATTTATTCCAGTTCCAATTGTATTTCCTAGACTAGTATTATTACCACCATAACGACGACGTGTATTTTTTTTAGTAACATTTCTACCTTTAGACATTATAATATAATATTAGAAATAAATATTATATTTGAAATATCCTAAACACTATCACTAATTGAACCAGCACCTCCTGCCGCTCCCTTATTCCAAAATTCATTAAGTAAGTATCCATCAGCTAAATTATTAAAACCTTGTAAATCAGGACGAATATAAGTAGCTGGAGCAAGAGGATCTCCATGTATACCATAAATTTGTGCTTCATTAAGAGCACCTTTTTTTTTAGGTGCTACACAACCACCAGCACGACAAATTTTTAATCTTGAATTTTTAAAATTATTATCTTTACTACGATATGTCATTTCTGCATCAGCAGGTAATGTAACTTTTTTAGAACTTTTACCAATAGCATTTAATTTTTTTAAATATGTAACATCCGATGACGAATAATCAGCTCTTTTTCCTCCACCACCATCTTTAGTATAAATAGCACGAGCATTAGAAAATTCACTACCCTGTGTCATTGTATTTGGTTTAAAAGGATTACCGTGTACTGCATTAGTAGAACCATTATTAAGAATAGTTTTATTAGTATTAACACTAGAAGGACCATTTGTCTTATAAGTAAATATTAAGCTCATATATATATCTTAAATATATTTAAATTAGTGGCGAACACGTTTTAAGGGTACAAAAGTACTATGAAAATCATCACCACCAAAACTTTTATCATTATAATTTCTATTTTTAGCTTGAAGTTTCTTAAATCTAGTATAATCTGAACCATCATAAACAAACTTAGGATTACCAGAATAGGCAGCTCCTGAATTAGATTTTTTAACACCATTTGCAGATTTAGTGGCGTGTAATTGACTAGGTCCAATACCATTTACTTGATTATAACCACCAGGAAGTGCCATATTGGGATGCATATTAACTGTTCCAAGAACATCACCCGCATTTTCAGCAACTCTAAATGGTGATGTTCGCCACCTAGACAGCCCTAGACTATCACGTGGAATATCTAGGGGTGAAACACTTCCAGCAATAAAAACATGGTTACCAAAAGCTTTTCTTAAAACATTACGATCTCTAGCTCTTGTACTAGCACCTTCCATACCAGAACCTCCATTATTACCATCACCACCACCAATTAATCCACCTCTAGGTTGACCCCCAGGAAGTCCCCCACCAAGTTTACTAGGAAAAATATCAAGAGTAAAACCAGACATAGTATATAATAATACAAATAAAAAAATATTAGCAGATAAGTAAATATTTGTGGCTAAAGATTAAATATAAATTAGGTCATAATTCTAGGAGCAATATTCATAGTAATTAATTCTTGAAACATTAATTTACAAGCATATGGAATTTCAACATATGCAAAATCTATTCTATTATCACAAGTTTTACAATAATGAATATGCATTTTATCATTATAAGCTGCAATCATACCACAACATTTACAAACATGAACAGCATATGCATCTGATGCATTATATAATCGTCCTTTATTGAAAGCGGCAGCTCCATGTGAGCACATACAGTCTCTTTCCATTTCACCATATCTTAAACCACCATCTCTAGAACGTCCTTCTGCAGGTTGTCGAGTAAGATTAACCATAGGACCAATACTTCTACTATGTTGTTTATCAGCAACCATATGTTTTAATCTTTGATAAAAACAGGGACCAACAAATACTGAAGTTTCAATTTGTTCTCCAGTTAAACCATTATATAATAATTCATCACCTTTTGATTGATATCCAACATCTTGCAGCTGTTTACATATGTCTTTAATTTCATAATTACCAAAACTAGTACCATCACCAAATAATCCTAGTTCTAATAAAACTTTACCTAATAATGTTTCTTTTAATTGAGCAATTGTCATTCTTGAAGGAATAGCATGAGGATTAATAATAATATCTGGTTTTACACCAGTATCAGTAAATGGCATATCTTCTTCAGGAATAATATTACCAATTGTACCTTTTTGACCGTGTCTACTACTAAATTTATCTCCAATAACAGGCTTTCTAACAGATCTTACTCTAACTTTACAAAAGTTATAACCATCACCATTTCTTTCAATATAATTTTTATCAACATAACATTCTTCATTTGTTCTGTAGATACGACTATCATCTTGATATTTTGTTAATTTAGTATGATCATTTCTAGCTTCCTTAATAGGAATAATTTTTGAAATAATAATATCTCTATTTTCAATTAAAGTATTTTCATTAATAACACCATCATTATTAATTTTATCATAATTACCAAATTTCATTCCTTTAGTCTTAGATGGGTCAGGACGACATCTAATTTCTTCATCACCATGAATTTTTTTATCTTCATCTTTTTCAGTATGATAAATTGTAGCTTGAAATAATCCTCTATCAATTGAACCTTTATTAAATAAAATAGAATCTTCTTGATTATAACCAGAGTGTGTCATAATAGCTACTATAACTTGACTACCTGATGGAATATTATTTAATTTAATTAAATTCATAATTCGTGTATCAACAAGTGGTCTCATTGGATATGATAAAACATAAGCTGTTTTATCCATCCTATTATCATAATTAGTTACATACATACCCATTGCTTGTTTTCCCATAGCACATTGATATGTATTTCTTGGAGATTGATTATGTTCTGGAAATGGAATACAAGATGCAAGAATTCCAAAAATAGTACTGGGATGAATTTCACAATGTGTATAATTATAAATACGATTATTTTTGGTACTTTTAAGTTCTAATGGTGTCATAGCAATCATAGATAGATTTTGCTCTGAAGAATCTATATATTCAATAATTGAATTATTAATTCTGCAATCTGTAAGTAAATCTTCCCAAGATAAAATTTTATTTTTTAGATCATTATTTATTTTTTCAGTTATTAATAAAGAATTATTTTTTACTCTTAGTACAGGACGTGTAAGTCTTCCTGGATCATTACATAATCTAATTTCCTTAAGACGTGCATTAAATGTAATAGACGTATAAATATTAATAATACCTTTATATTTCTTTTCTTTTAGTGTATGATATAATTCAATTGGATCTTTGGCATTACCAAGCCAAGAACCATTTATAAATACTTTAACTCCAGTAAATAATTCTGAAGGAGTAAGTTTATCAAAAGAATTTATAGATGGTTCAACAAATTCATATAATGCATTACTATTACTAGGAATAGTTACATGTGTCATGTAACTGAGATTTTTTACAATACCAACTGATCCTCCTTCAGGAGTTTCAGCTGGACAAAGCATACCCCATGATGAATTATGTAGTTTTCTTGGTGGAATTAATTTTCCACTTCTATCGACTGGAGTATTAATACGACGTAAATGACTTAAACTTGAAATATATGTTAGCCTATTTAATACTTGTGCTACTCCAACTTTATTACTATTAGTATGTTTAATACCAAAATCTCCTGTAGCTAGTGCTCGTTTAAGACCATTTTCTATTGTAGTAGATTTAACAATTTTATAAATATTAGTCATATTAATAATACCATAATAATCTTCTGTAGAACGCCAAGATCCATTATTAATTTCTCTAATAACTTGTTTTTGCATATCTTTGACTAATTTGTTAAAATAATTACGAAATAAATTATTTAATAGAACACCTGTCAAATCAATACGTTTATTATTATATGAATCACGATCATCTGTATCTTCTTCACCAAAACTGCATCGTAATAGTTTATTAGTCATATAACCTAGAAAATAAATTTTCTGTGTTTTATTTTTACAATGTGGAAATAAATCTGTATCTAATACTTCTAGAGTAAACTCTCTTTTTTTTATAGCACCTGTTTCTTTATCCATATTAAGAGGCGTATACATAACATTTGCAGTAATTAATTTAAGGGCAGCCTCTTGTGTTAAATATTTATTAGCTTCTAAAATTGCACCTTTTAAAGAGTGTAAAATACGTATATTAGTTTTGTCTTTAATATCTAAAACAATATGCTGACAAATATCTTTATCACTAATAATACCTAGCGCACGAAATACAATAAATAAAGGAATTGGTTGTTTAATGCGTGGTATCTGCAATGAAATTCCATGTCCAAAACCATTATTTTTACTAGCAATAAGTAGAGAAATCTGTTTAGGAGAAATACATTTGAAATCAGGTACAGATTTTATCTCAGCAATCCAAGACCATTTACTATTATTTTTAGAAATATTAAAACATTGTACTAGATTTTCAGCTGCTCTTTCTTGTCCTAGACAGGTTTTTTCAGAACCATTAATAATAAAATATCCTCCAGCATCCATTGCACATTCACCGCTCATATCAGACGAAATGTGTTTGTATTGTTCTAAAACACAAATAGAAGATTTAAGCATAATAGGTAGTTTGCCAATATGTATTTTAGATAGTGTTTTATAAAAGGTTTGTTCTGATTCTAAATTATTACCATTTCTAATAATATATTTAATATTCATGTCCACTGTCATATTCGAAGAATATGTAAAATTTCTTAAACGTGCTTCATGTGGAAACATTAATTTTGTAGCACCATTATTTTCATGAATTTGAGGTCTTTGAATAGCAAAATTTTCAAAAGTAATAAATAATTCTAAACTATATTTTTTTGAGATACTGTCATAATCATGATCTGACCTAATATTTACTGGATTAAACATTGATATTGTTTTTTGAATTTGATATGCTACAAAATCATTATAAGACTCTAACTGATGACGAACTAATTGTTTTAAATGCTTTCCTTGAAAATATGATTTAATAATATTCCAAGGAGTTTCCTCATCGTAATTTTGTGTTCTGTTTAGTTCAGTAGTCATATTTTGTTGCATATTATTTTTGGTTAATTTATACTTCAATTTATCTTTAAATGTTTATGTAAATAATATATTTTTGTAATTGCATTATTCATGTGTATAAAAAATATATTATTTATTATTTTAAATTAATTATTAATAATTCATAATTATCGGGTAAATCCATCCATCTAAAATCTTTTACTTTTGTATTATCATTTAAATGTTTTTCTATTATTATTTTACTATATGCATTATGATATACTTCTCCTTTTGTTCCCTCATTATCTAAACATATTTTATGTTCTGAATTTTTAGTTGGTTTTATAAAAAATGAAATAAATACTTTTTGAGTTGCTACTCTTATCATTTCATCAAGTGGTTTTTCAATCGAACTCATATGCTCGACAACTCCTCTTGAATGAACTATATCAAATGAATTATCTTCAAAAGGAATATTATTAATGCTTCCGAGAACACAATTTATATTTTTACTTATATTATATTCAACTAGTTTAGGTGTGATATCCATACCTGTATATTTTACATCTTTATTCATATCTATTATTCCATTATATTCAGGACAAGCCCCACATCCAGCATCTAAAATTGTTTTAAATGTACCAAATTCTTTTCTTGCACAAACTCTATCTGGAGAAAATGAATCACCCATCCAAGTTTCAAAACTTGATACAGATGGTGCTAATATTTCCATTCCATTATGTATATACGTTTCATTTCCAAGATTATTAGTCCACCATGCTTCATAACTTTTTAATTCCATATATGGATTCATTTTTAATAAAGTAAAATAGTTAGTTATTTTTATATATTATTTTTAAAATAATCTAATTATATTTCAATTGTTAATAATGTAGTATTTATATTATTTTTACAAAAAAAGCATTTTTATATATTTAATTATAAAATATAAGTAAATTATACATATTAATTTTATAATATATTTATAATTATGCAACAAAAAACTATTAAATTAAATCCTGAATTTCTCTCTGTATCAGGTAATTCTATGAACAAAAAGGATAAAACTAGAAAAGTTAGAGAGAAAAAAATTAAACCAAAACCTTTTATTAAACCTAATAAATTACGCAAACAGCTTTTAGCACGTATTAAAGATTATCAAAAAAATAATGAACAACAGGAAATAAAACAAACAAATAATAATAAATTATCCAAAAAAGATAATGAATTATCCAAAAAAGATAATGAATTCAATGATGAATTTAATAATGAATTTAATAAATCATTGAATTTTTTAACTACACTTTCTCAACAAAAAAAAACTAAAAAAAATAAAAAAAAACATCAACAACAACAACAACAACTTGATAATTATATAAATGTATCTACTGAATTACCAAAATCTATGATTGATACACATTCTAATCATAGTATTCAAAATAATATTTCTATTAAACCAAATATTGTATCTACATCTCCAGATCAAATTAAACCAAATAATATTTCTATTAAACCAAATATTGTATCTACATCTCCAGATCAAATTAATAATAATATTCCTAATCCTGTCATTATAAATAATCCTTCTCAAAATAATCATAATATATCTATAAATAATAAATTACCAGAACCACCTCCATATGGTTGTTTAAAGAATGGAAAAAAACCTACATATAAACAATGGTGTAATAAAACAATAAAACAAAATCATCATAATACACATAATACACATAATACACATAATACACATAATACACATAATACACATAATACACATAATACACATAATATAAATAGTAGACATAGTATTGTTATTGAAAATTATTCACCTAATAAAGATATTAGCGAAAGAGAGAAAATATTAAATAAAATAAAAAAAAATTATGCTACCAAAAAAAAACTTACCAAAACATATAAATATCAATTAGGAAAAAGAAATAATATAGTTGGTGTTTTAATAAAAGATAGAAAAACTAGAAAATTAATTCAACATGAACATGGATTACTTAAACAAAAAAAATTACCTGAAATTAAAAATTATTTACGAAATAAAAATTTATTAAAATCTAGTAGTAATGCTCCAAATGATGTAGTTAGAGAGATATATGAACAATCCATATTAGCTGGTGATTTAGAAAATAAAACTACAGATACATTATTACATAATTTTTTGAATACTTAATTAGACTGCTAATAATAAATGATATAAAGATTATATTTAACTCTATATTATATGCCAATTGTTGAAGATTATTTAAAATATACTAAACAATGGAAAGATGAATATGGTGAAAAAACTATTGTATTAATGCAGGTTGGTTCATTTTTTGAAGTATATGCACTAAAAAATGAAAATAACGAATTAACTGGAAGTAATATAGAAGATTTTGCAAGTATTAATGATATGATAATTGCTGAAAAAGCTAAAATGAAAATTGATAAATGTAAAGTTGTTATGGCTGGATTTGGTATTGCACAACTTGATAAGTATGTTAAAAAACTACAAGAACATGGATATACATCTATTATATACTGTCAAGACATACAGGGTAAAAATACTTCGAGAAGTCTTACAGAAATAATATCTCCTGGAACATATTTTTCTCAGGATAATACTGAAATTTCTAATAATGTTATGTGTATATGGTTACATAAATCTGAATCTAATAAAATTCTTAATTCTCAAATTACTGTTGGTATATCAAATATTGATATTTATACAGGAAAAACCTCAGTATTTCAGTTTTCCAAGGAATATTATCACAATCCAAGTACATATGATGAACTTGAAAAATACATTGCTATTAATAATCCTAACGAATGTATTATTATTTCTAATCTAGAAAAAAACATAATTAATGATATTATTGAATATATTAGTATTCAATCAAAAAAAATACATATTTTATCTATTAATAATGATAACAACACTAATATGATTAAATTTGCAAAAAATTCTGAAAAACAAATTTATCAAAAACAAATATTAAATAAATTTTATCCAAACATTCCTGAAAATGATATTATATCTTTATTACCAACACATAATATTGCTATACAATCATTTACTCTATTACTTGATTTTGTTTATCAGCATTGTCCTTATTTAGTAGATAAACTTTCTTTACCTATTTTTGAAAATAATACAGAACGATTGATCTTAGCTAATCATTCATTAAAACAATTAAATATTATTGATGATACTAGACATACTGGTAAAAATAGGTCAGTTGGTGCACTACTTAACAATTGTAAAACATCTATGGGTAAAAGAGAATTTATGTATGATTTACACAATCCAACAACTAATATTGGTAAATTAAATGAATCATATAATATTACACAACATGTTATAGAAAAAAATGAATGGCAAAAGTATCGTGAACTAATTAGTGGTATTCATGATTTAGAAAAATTTGAAAGAAAAATAATTCTTAAAAAAATATCACCAAAAGATATCTCTTTATTTGCTAATGATTTATTAAAAATACTTGATTTATTTTTATTGATTAAAAACGATACATTAATTATTAATTATTGTACTAATTTAATTAATAATAATATTGATAACATTGATGAACAAATTAATAATATTCTTAATATTTTAAATAATAATTATTTTCTCTCCAAATGTAGTTTTATAGATGATGTAACACAAGAAAAATTATCCAGTATGTCACAGGATAAATTATCTTTTATTAAGGATGGAATCTCAGATAAAATTGACACTATTACTAGTAAATGTTTAGACTCTAGAAATATTTTATTTGCTATTGCTAATAAATTTAATGATATTATTGCTCCTTTAGAAAAATCTAACTTAACTAAAAATTATATTAAAATACATGAAACACCTAAAAGCGATCCTGTATTAATTGCTACTAAACGAAGGATTACTTTATTAAAAAATGCTTTATCAGATAAAAATAAATATAATAATTCTATTTCTGTTTCATATACAAATAATAAACAAGAAATTATTACTATTGAATTAGAAATTAATAATTTAGAATTTAAAAGTATTGGTAATAATAAAACTGATTTATGTATTACTAATGATTATATTAATTCTCTTACAAATAATATTAATAATTCTGAAGAAACATTAATTAATGAAATAATTATTTTTTATAATAATTTTATTAATAATTTTGTATCTCAACAAAATACTATTAAAAATATTAGTAATTTTGTTAAAACTATAGACATTTTACAATGTAAAGCATATATAGCAAATAAGTATAATTATTGTAAGCCAACTATTACTAATTCTGATAAATCTTTTATAACATTTACAGGTATTAGACATCCATTAATTGAACATCTTCAAACTGAAGAATTATATGTTACTAATGATCTTGAATTAGGTAAAGATATTGATGGATTATTATTATATGGTACTAATGCTGTAGGTAAAACCAGCTTAATTAAATCAATTGGTATTTCTATTATTATGGCTCAGGCTGGTTTATATGTTCCATGTAATACATTTAATTTTTTTCCTTATTCATGTATTTTTACTAGAATATTAGGTAATGATAATATTTTTAAGGGACTTTCTACTTTTGCAGTAGAAATGTCTGAATTACGAACTATATTAAATCTTGCTGATAGTAATAGTCTTATTTTAGGTGATGAACTGTGTTCTGGTACTGAAAGTGACTCTGCATTAAGTATTTTTACAGCAGGATTAGAATGTTTACATGAAAGAAGAAGCACATTTTTATTTGCTACACATTTTCATGAAATTATTAATTTTGATGAAATCAAAAATTTAACCAGATTAGTAATGAAACATATGGAGGTAAAATATGATCATCAAAAAGATATCTTAATTTATGATAGAAAGTTAAAAGATGGTCCTGGTAATAGTATGTATGGATTAGAAGTATGTAAATCATTAAATTTATCTCCTAATTTTCTTCAGAGAGCTCATGATATTAGAATGAAATATAATACAAAATCACTAAATATCTTAAATGAAACTGGTAGTCATTTTAATAAGAAAAAAATTAAAGGTTTATGTGAATTATGTAATATTAATAAAGGCACTGAAGTTCATCACTTACAACATCAAAGTAATGCTAATAATAATAATTATATTAATTCTTTTCATAAAAATCATCTTGCTAATTTAGTTAATATATGTGAAGAATGCCATAATAAAATTCATGAAACTGATAAACAACATAAAAAAGTTAAAACTAGTAAAGGTTATATTCTTTCTACACTATAATATATATATGCAAGAATTTACTAAATTTTTAAGAGAAAATGGTTCTAGTATTTTTACTCTTGTAATAGTTATTTTTTTTTTATTAACATTATTTGGTATTTTAGGTATTACTTTTAGTAAACCCGATCCTAAAACTAAATACATAGAAAAAGTTGTTACACTTGAAACATTTAAACCTAATTTAGACAGTTTTAATCCATCGGTTGTATGTAGAGAAGATAAATCTAATACAATATTTGATATTGATAAACGATGTCAAAAATTTTCTAAAGATACATGTGATATCGCCTCTTGTTGTAAATGGATGAATAATAAATGCAGAGGTAGTAAAATGTAAATAATATATATATTATTATATTTTTTGAAAAATTGATTTATATATAATCCAATATTATATATAAATAAGATGTTGATCCCTGTTAAGTGTTTTACCTGCGGTAAAGTAATTGCTGATAAATATCATTATTATGAACGTGAAGTT